TGAGTGTGGAGTTCAATAACACTGACAGGGCGTTTGACCCTCTCTACACTTCGTCACCTTTCTACGGTGACATTGTGCCGAGGCGTGATGTGCGTGTGCTTGCTGATGGGACTGCACAGTATGTGGGGAAGGTCACTGACTGGAACCTTGGTTATGACCCTTCAGGGCAATCTATTGCGGCGCTTGAGGCTGCTGATGCTTTCACTTTCCTTGCACAACAGGTTCTGACCCCTGGGACTGCTAGTGTGCAATCCTCTGGGGCGCGTGTGAGCACTGTTCTTTCGCAGGCTTCTGTGGATTGGCCTGTTGAGGATAGGGATATTGACACTGGGGCTTCTGAGCTTGGTGCTGATGTGTTCCAGGGTAATGCGCTCAACTATCTGCAGAAGGTGGAACTGTCTGAGGGTGGGCTCCTGTTCATTGACAAACAGGGGCGCGTGGCTTTCAAAGACCGGCTGAGCACACCCACTACTGACAGTGTGACGGTGTTTGCTGATGACGGTACAGGGATTCCTTTTGCACCGGCTTTGGTGGAGTATGGGACTGAGCAACTTTATAACCAGATAACAGTGACTTCAGGCTTTGGGACTGCCACAGCTAACGGTGCGCTCTCTCAGACTCGCTATGGGATCCTGGAGCGCGATGTGCAGACTTTGCTTTCTACACAGACTCAGGTGGAGGATTACGCTGATTTTCTGGTTGGGCGTTACGATGAGCCTGAGTATAGGTTTGCACGCCTCGCTGTAGACATGAGCAACTTGAGCTCTGCACAGAAGGCTCAAATGTTTGCCCTGGACATGGGCAGTGTTATCCAAGTGAAGTTCACCCCTAACAGTGTGGGTGATGCGATTGAGCGTTACGGTCTAGTGATAAACATTGGGCACAGTGTGACACCTGATGATCACATCATGACTATTGGTGTGGGCTCTCTCCAAACCTCTCTCTTTGTCATTGGTGACTCAGAGTTCGGTACAATAGGGGAGAACGCTCCTGGCGTTCTTGGTTTCTAGGAGGCATGGATTTTGGCTGGTGCAGGGTTCAAGCTTTTCCAGAACGGTAGTGTACTTCTCGCCTCGGAAGTAAACACTTACATGATGGAGCAACAGATTATGGTGTTCGCTGGGACAGCTGCAAGAGGCACAGCGTTGCCTTCTCCTAGCGAGGGGATGTTCGCTTTCATCAAAGCGGATGACAAACTCACTTATTTTGATGGATCAGATTGGCAGGACTTCTAATGGCTGCAGGCGGATATAAAGAGTTCGTGGCTGGGGAAACCCTTGACCAGGATGAAATCAATGATTACCTGATGCAGGGAATGCTAGTGTTTGCTGGTACTGCTGCGCGTGGGTCTGCTATCACTTCCCCTGTTGAGGGTCAGTTCACATTCTTGACTGACACTGATGCTGTGGAGTTCTATGACGGTTCGCAGTGGGTTGCTTTGGAAACGGAAACACCCTACGCGGTTGTTTCAGGCACTTCTGGTTCAGCAACTTTGGGGACAGTTGTTTCAGGTGGCACAACCTACAATGTTTATGAGTTCACAGGTGACGGGTCTATCACCTTCAGTGAAGCCGGTGTTGTTGATCTTTTGGTTTTGGGTGGGGGCTCTGGTGGGGGTTATGGGGGCTCAGACAATGCTGGTGGTGGCGGTGGTGCAGGGTCTTATGTTCGCTTAGATAAATCTTTTGTGACGGCCTCTACGGTTACGGTGACGGTTGGTGCTGGTGGTGCAGGGCAACCTAGCAACACTTTTTCGGTTTATGGTGGGGCTTCTGCTTTTGGCAGTATTGAGGCGATGCGTGGGGGTGCTGGTGGGCATCAGGGTGCTGCTGCGCAGATTGCTTTCACTGGGTCTGGCAAGTTTGGTGGCAGTGGTGGTGGCGGTCATTCTTCAAGTGATGGTGCTGGCATGTTGCAGGGTGGGAGTATGCCTTCGACTGGAAACGATGGCGGTGCAGGAAATCCATCAGGAACTTCGGCACAAAACACCGGTGGCGGTGGAGGTGGTGCCGGAGCTGCAGGGGTTGCAGGAACAAACTCCGCTGGGGGTGACGGCGGTGCAGGATTATCTTCAGACATTACGGGCACCAGTCTTTTCTATGCTGGTGGTGGTGGAGGAGGTAAGCGCTCAACTGCTCCAGCAGGATCAGGTGGTTCCAGTATCGGTGGTGACGGAGGCGTAAATGCTGCCGGTTCCGCTGCATCACCTGCAAATCGTGGTTCAGGTGGGGGCGGTGGCGCAAACAATAACGCTGGGGGCGCTGGTTCTTCCGGTGTTGTGATTGTGAGGGTGGCGGTCTAATGGCTCATTACGCGAGAGTAATTGATGGCACTGTTGTGAAGGTGCATGTGTTGGCTAACGCTGTCATTACTGACAGTGAAGGTGTCGAGCATGAGGAGTGGGGGCAGGAGTTCCTTGCAAACTTGCACCGCTACCAGCCTGAGGAACTTGTGCAATGTTCCTATAACGGCAACTTCAGGGGTGTTTACCCTGGGGTAGGTTTCACTTACGATGCTGAGCTGGGTGTGTTTGTGCCTCCTGTTGTGGAGGAACCTGCCGAGCCTGAGGTGTAACAGATGAAGCTCTCACAGCCCTGGCCTGAGGGTTACAGCATCAATGCTCGAAGCCCTTATGGGTGGCGTAAGCATCCTATTACTGGGCGCAGGACTTTCCATCATGGGGTAGATGTGGCGCTCCCTGAGGGCACAGAGTTGCGTGCTGCTGCTGATGGGATTGTTGTCAAGAAAGGCTCTGGGGCTTCTGGCGGTAACACCCTGATTGTGAAGCACGCTGATGATGTGTTCACTGCCTACTATCACTTGGCTAAGCCTTCTCATTTGCTGGTGGGTTCGAGGTTTGAGTGTTGCGAGGTGATTGCATACTCAGGTAACACTGGTGCGAGCACTGGCCCTCACTTGCATTGGGAGGTGCGGAAGTCTGCACGCTGGGGTGACACTGTGGATCCTGTGCCTTTCCTCCAGGGTGCTCCCTCTGTTGTCCCTGCAGCGCTCAAGGTGGATGGGAAACTTGGCAGGAATACTTGGAAAGCGTTTCAGACAGCGCTCAAAGATAAAGGCTTCTATAAGGGTGTGCCTGATGGTAGGCCTGGTGTGATGACTTATAGGGCTGTGCAGGCGTGGGCTGGTGTGAAAAAGGATGGCGTGCTGGGTTCTCAGACTAGGCGTGCTGTGCAGGAGAAACTGAGTGTGAAACCTGATGGTGTGTGGGGCAGGCTTACAATCTCAGCATTACAGAGGCAACTGAATCAGGGGCTTATCTGATGCCTGAGGACAACATGGAAACAGCTGGCGTGAAGGTGTCAATGCGCGATATTTATGCTGAGGTGCAACGGCAGGGCAGACTGCTGGAGAAGATTGCTAACTCTTTGCCTGACTCTGAGGACAAAATTGAGGATCACGAGCTCAGGATTCGGAAGCTTGAGATGAGGATGTGGCAGGCGATTGGTGGGTTTGGTTTCCTTGCTGCCATCATTAGTCCTCTGATTGCGGTGATGACGGCGTGAGGTCTAACCCTAACTGGAGGATCCGCAGGAGGTATGTGGCAGCCTCCTGGGGGATTGGTGCTGTCATGATTGCCCTGGGTGCTCTTGCTGTGTGGGGCGATAGGATGGGAGCTGTAGACCTGATCACTGGTGGGGTGGCTCTCATCACCCTGGTTTTGGGGTCTTATATTGGAGGAGCAGTTGCTGATGATGCACTGCAGAAAAGGAGGAACCCTGATGGAGAAGTGGAATAAGTATTGGGCTTACGCTGGTGAGCGTGCAGTCAAGACTGTGGCGCAGAGTGCGCTTGCTGTGATTACAGCTTCTGGTGTTATCGGCATCCTGCAGCTTGATGTTGTGCAGATTTTGTCTGTGTCTGGTTTGGCAGGGCTCATGTCTTTGCTGACCTCTGTGCTTCAGTATGACAAGGGTGATGCCTGATGCAGGATGTAGACCGCGTGAATGGGTTTGAGGTCCCTGTAGATCCTATGGATTTGCTTCAGTGTGACTCTTGCCAGTGATACACTTTGAGTAGGCCATGTGCCTCTCTTGAATGAACCCCTCAGCTTTCCACCGGCTGAGGGGTTCTTCTATTCACTGAGCCATGCGTAGATGGTTCGCCTTGTGACACCTGTTTTCTTGGAGAGTACCTTGATGGTCACTCCCTCGCGGTATTGGTCCCTGACACGGCTTCTGAGCTCTGCTGTGACCTTTTCTACGCGAGCGAGCTGCCATGCTCTGAGGTCAGCGAGTTGCTCTATGGTCTGATCAGCTAAATCGTAGTTCCCTGGAATCATCATGCACACCACTATACACGCCGATGAAAAAATGTGTTGCAGATTCTCTGTGGATACAGGTACACTCTGAGTAACCCAGAGAAAGGTGGAAACAAAATGGGTGCTATGAAGCAAATAGATGTGCAGTTCCAGGAGGCCATGCACCTTGCAATGACCTCACAAAACAAAGAGCTCGCTGACACTGTGGCGTGGTATCGAGCACACTTTGACAAACTCCCTGCAGAGCTGATGAGGGCTATCCTCACTGATGATGAGTTCTTTCAGAAGGCTGTGACTGTGTGGGATAACGAAAGGTTTGCTCCTAAGCCTGCTAGTGAGCATGTGGCTTTGCAGGTTCCTTTGGTGTCGCGTAGGGATCTGCGTGAACCCAAACGCTTCACCTACCGTTGCGCTCTGCTGATTGGTTTGGCAGGTGCAGCACTTCTGACAGGTGTGACACTTTTGGTGGTGGCATTATGAGGACAGGGTTAGCGTTCATAACTGTAGGTGTCTTGTGTGCGCTCATTGGGCGTAACACTGATGCTTATGTGATGGCAGGCATGGCGGTCATGTCTGGTTTGGCAATGTTGAGAGTGAGGGGACTTTCATGATGGATGTGCAGGTTGAGGGGCGCGAGGTAATCGTGCGCTTACGAGATGATGTGTTTCAGATGGAGGAGCCTGGGACTATTTGTTTCACGCTCACTCAGGCAGCCACATTGCGTAGAGCCCTGAATGTTTTGGACAATCATCACTCTTTGGATGCCGAGCCTGAGGATGGTTAGCGTTCTGCTGGGAGTGTCCCAGCCCACACACCATAACGCTCATCCTGTTCTGTGGCGTAAGTGAAGCAGGCATCTTTGATGGGGCAGGAGTCACAGAGTTTGCGTGCAAGCCTGATGGCGTATTCCCTGGTGTGTTTGTCAGGGAAGTCCTCTGGGAAGAAAACCTCAGGGCAATCCATGCAGGGTGTCCTGCCGATCCGGTCCACTTCAGACATCAGGTGAGAGTAAGAGTGTCTGTGGTGGGTCATATAGTCAAGACTACTAGGAAGGTGGATAAATATGGAAAAGCGTAGTGAGGCTGAGAAGCTCGCTGACCTCATGATTGAGGAGTGGATTTCTGCTTACTCTGACAATGGTGCTATCTGGCAGACCGCGTGGGAGCGACTGAGGGCTGCTAAGTTGCGTGAGGCTCAGGCTGTCATTGATGAGGCCCTGAAGATTGCGAGAGCTCGCTGGAACAGGATGCACAATGTTGAGTCCTAACCAGTTCATTGCTTCTAAGCAACTGTTCGAGGCTGACTGGTTGCGTGCTCGCAGAGAAGGTGTGACCGCTACACAGGTTGCTAAGGCTTCTACCCCTGCAGGGTTTGAACAGTCTGTCAGGGATTGGCATGAGGAGTTTGTGGAGCACGATAACCCTTACATGGCTTTTGGTAGGGACATGGAACCTGTGCTGGCAAAGTTTGTGCATGAGAAGCATGGCATCCTGCCTAACGATTGGCTCCTGGCTAACGCTGAAACGCCTTGGCATTTGGCTACCCCTGATGGGTTGTCTCTTGATCACACTGTGATTGCTGAGATAAAGACCACAGGGCAGGACTGGAAAAGTATTCCGTTGCAGTACAGGAGGCAGATGCAGTGGCAGCTTCATGTGACTGGGGCTGAGAAATGCCTGTTTGTGTGGATGCTCAGGATTCAAGTGGATGATGTGTTTGCACCTGCCTGGTTTGAACCAGAGACTCAATGGGTTTATCGTGATGAGCAAATGATTGATGACCTCAAGGCAACCGCTGAGAGGCTTTGGGAAAGGATCTATCTTGGATAGGAAAGATGTGAACTTGTTGAGGGTCGCTGATAAGTATGTGGCGGATTTGCGTGCCACTCCTAAGCCTGACCTTTGGAAGGATTACTACAAACTGGAGAGCAAGATTTTG